AAATAATTTTCAGAGATTATGGTTCTGCTGAAGAAATGGCAAAGTTTATAAATGATGGCGCAGTAGAACTATATCACGACAATAGCAAAAAGTTTGAAACCACAAGTGCAGGTGCAACTGTAACAGGAGTAATAGCAGTAAATTCAGGAACTACTGACACTGCTGCTACATTTACAAGCTCTGATGCTTCAGTTGCAGTAGATTTTGTAGCAAGTGATAACTCAATGCAAATTGCAACATCAAGCACAGATGGTATTTTAAAAAATAATGGTGGGGGGTCTTTAAGGTTTTTCAATAATGGAAGTGAAAGAGTACGAATTGATAGCTCAGGTAATCTAGGCATAGGCACAACTTCGTCTGTAACTAAATTACATTTATACGATAACACAGCAACGGTAGGTTTAAGCATACAAGCAGATAATGCAAGTAGTTCTGATATAAATTTAGGAGATGAAGATGACATAAATATTGGTAGAATTAAATACGACCATTCTACTGATTCAATGCAGTTTCAAACTAATAACGCAGAACGAATGCGTATAACATCAGCAGGAAACGTAGGCATAGGTACAACAAGTCCTTCTACAAAATTGCACGTTGCAGGAGATATAACTATTGATGGAAGTCATACAATAACAAACGATTCTAACGGGCATCTTAACATAAATAGTGCAAGTGGTAAACAAATATTTATAGATGCACAAGGTCAATTAAGATTAGATAGTGGTGGTGCTCAAGCTCTTACATTATCAAGTTCACAAGATGCAACATTTGCAGGTAATGTAAGTTTAGCAGATAGTAAAAATTTAAATATCGGTACTGGAAATGACTTATTCTTTGTTCATAATGGAACAAATAGTTTTATACAAAATGCAAACGGAGACTTTTATATTGAACAAGCATCAAACGACAGAGATATTATTTTTAGAAACGATGATGGTAGTGGTGGACTTGCTGAATATTTTAGACTAGATGGTAGTTCAACAAACATTGTTTTTAGTAAAGATTTATTTCTAAATGATAGTGTTAATTTAGGTATGGGTAATGGTGGAGATTATGCTCAATTTCACGATGGTTCTAATACTTATTTGCAAAATGCCACAGGGAATATGACTATTCAGAATTTTGCAGATGATTCCGATATTATATTTAAGTCAGATGATGGCTCTGGAGGAATTGCTGAATATTTCAGATTAGATGGTGGAGTTACAAGAAATATATTTTTTCAACACACAAATACAATAGATAATAAAGGTATATATGTAGGCTCAGGCTTAGATTTTGGCATATTACACGATGGTACAGATACATTTTTAACAAATGATAGTGTAACAGGTTCTAATTTATACATAAGACAAGCAACAAATGATGCTGACCTAATTTTTCAATGTGATAATGGGTCAGGTGGACTTGCTGAATATTTTAAACTTGATGGCTCTGATGCAGTTCTAAGAATACATAAAAGAACTATTATAGATGATAGTGTAAAGTTAGATTTTGGTAATGGTCAAGATTTACAGATTTACCACGATGGAAGTAACTCTTACATAGATGAGGTTGGTACAGGCAGTCTATTTATTAGGGGGTCTGATATATTTATTAAAGCAAATGCAACAGAAGATGCAATTATAGCAAGAGCAAATGCAGAGGTAGAACTGTATCATAATGGAAGCGAAAAATTTGCAACTACAAGCACAGGTGTAACAGTTACAGGTAATATATCAGCGTCAGGAGATGTTATAGCTTTTTCAGATAAAAAATTAAAAGAAAATATTAAAACTTTAGATGGCTCTAAAGTATATGATATGCGCGGTGTTAGCTTTACTAAAAAAGATACAGGTAGAGATAGCAGCGGTGTTATAGCGCAAGAAATACAAAAAATAGCACCAGAATTAGTAACTGATAATGACGGTATATTAAGTGTTGCCTATGGTAACCTTACTGGATATTTAATTGAAGCAGTTAAAGAATTAAAAACAGAAGTAGAACAACTTAAACAACAAATAAAAAATGGCAATAACTTATAAATGGAATATATACGCATTAGATGCGCATGTATCTCACGAAGGTAAATCTGATGTTATTTATACTGTTCATTACGGTTTAAATGGATCAGAGGGTGATCATAGCGACAATATGATCGGAACTTATTCTTTAGAATATGATAAAGATAATTTTAAAGAATATGCTGATTTAAAAGAATCAGATATAATTGGATGGCTAGAAGCTGGTTTAGACGTAGATGCTTTAAAAGCAAATATTAAAAACGATATAGATTTAAAAAAGAATCCTATTTCTAAAACATACAGTAATCCTTTTGCAGGTGAATAATTAATTTAGAAAACCTGTAAAACAAGTAATTAATAAAATATAGTATAATTAAATATTTAAAAATTAAAACCAATGAGTGAAAACAAAATAACCGAAGAACAATTAAAAGAATTACAAGAATTAGTAGCTAAAATAAATAATGCGGCTGCTCAGCTAGGTAATATCGAAATGAAAAAACACCAATTACTACATGCCTCAAACAACCTTCAAGGTGATCTTAATAAATTACAAAGTGATTTAGAAGAACAATATGGTAAAGTTACTGTTAATTTACAAGACGGTACTTTTAAAGAAGTAGAAGAGGTTGCTGAAACCACAGAATAACAATCATGTCACTGGTAAGAAAAATCAGCATAGGTAAAGATTATAAAAATGATGCAATGCATTATTCTGTTGGCCAAGAAGTTTACGGTGGTCATATTATTTCTGAAATAGTTGAACAATCTGATAAATTTTCAATTTTTATAAAAAAAGGTAAAGAAGTTTTACCTTGGAAAGATTTTAATAAAAATATGGCTATTGCGGTTGAGTATAATTTAGAATATTAATGCAGAGTATATTTAATTTTATAATTAAACCAAAGCAAGAAAGATACGACAATAAAAAATATATCGATGGTAAAGAGTTAATTCTTAATTCAGAATTAGCTGATCATCGGTATGTTAGTCGTGTCGGTATAGTGACAGCATTGCCTAAATCAGAAAAAACTGAAATAAAAGTTGGCGATGAAGTAATTGTGCACCATAATGTTTTTAGAAGATTCCATAACGCTAAGGGTATAGAAAAAAATAGTCGAAGCTATTGGAAAGAAAATAAATATTTTGTAACAGCAGATCAAATATTTTTATATAAAAGAAATAATATATGGTATGCGCCAAAAGATTATTGTTTTATAAAACCAATTAAATCAAATAATATTATAGAAAAAGAAATACCTTTACGAGGTATAGTTAAATATTTAAATAAAAATTTTAACAAAATTAAAGTTAATGATTTAGTTGGGTTTATGCCTAGCGGTGAATACGAATTTATTGTTGATGGCGAAAGATTATATAGAGTATTGACTAAATTTATAACTATTAAATATGAACGTAAAGGAAACGAAACAGAATATAATCCAAGCTGGACATAGGGCTGTAAAAGAACTTATTAAAGTTGCTAAAGAGCCTATAGTAGAAACTGAAGACGATATTTCTGCAGATAGATTAAAAAATGCAGCAGCAACAAAAAAGCTTGCAATATTTGATGCGTTTGAAATATTAAACAGAATTGAGCAAGAAAAAGCATTATTAGAAGGTAAAACAATTGAACAAAAGCAAGATACATTTAAAGGTTTTGCAGAAAAAAGATCAAAATAATGTATCAACAAAGTTTATATAAGATTATACAACCTGTTAAAATAAACACAATAAAAAGATTAAACAAGTCTAAAAAGTGGAAATATGGATATAATAAGGAGCACGATATTATCGTTATATCAAAAACTGGTGAAATTGGTGAAATATATGAAATCCAAAATCTGCGGATAGCATTACCAAAACCTAAAAATGTTTTTAAAGGTAATAACAAATGGCAAGTATTTCCTTTACCTAAAGAATTAAAAGCAATTAAAACAATATTTGACTGGAAAGATTTACCAGTTGAATTTCAAAATAAGTGGCATAATTATATAGATGAAGAGTTTACTAAAAGAGAACAAGGGTATTGGTTCAGTAATAAAGGGGTTGATACTTATATTACTGGTACTCATTACATGTACTTGCAGTGGACCAAGATTGATGTTGGCAGGCCAGAGTTTCGAGAAGCAAACAGATTATTCTTTTTATTCTGGGAAGCTTGTAAAGCAGACGAGCGATCTTACGGAATGTGCTATCTTAAAAACAGAAGATCTGGGTTTTCATTTATGGCATCAGGAGAAGTTGTTAATTTGGCAACCATATCAAGTGATTCTAGGTATGGGATTTTATCCAAGTCTGGAGCTGACGCAAAAAAAATGTTCACTGATAAAGTGGTACCCATATCAGTTAACTACCCATTCTTTTTTAAACCGATACAAGACGGTATGGATAGACCCAAAACCGAATTGGCATATCGTGTACCCGCAAGTAAATTTACACGTAAGAAATTACTCTCGAAGCAAAGGGCCGAGGAGCTCGAGGGATTGGACACCACCATCGATTGGAAGAACACCGGTGACAACTCCTACGACGGTGAAAAACTTGCACTCCTTGTCCACGACGAGGCAGGTAAATGGGAGAGGCCCGAGAACATCCTTAACAACTGGAGAGTCACTAAGACAACGCTTAGATTAGGTAGTAGAGTTATAGGAAAGTGTATGATGGGTTCAACAAGCAACTCATTAGATAAAGGCGGTGAAAACTTTAAAAAATTATATAATGACTCAGATGTTACAAAAAGAAACCGCAATGGACAGACTCGCTCGGGACTATATAGTTTGTTCATACCTATGGAATGGAACTTCGAGGGATTCATTGATTCTTTTGGACTACCTGTATTCAATACACCAGAAGAAGAAGTTCAAGATAATTACGGGCAATATATTGACATCGGAGTTATCGAACATTGGGAAAACGAAGTTGAAGGTTTAAAAGGTGACCAAGACGCTTTAAATGAATTTTATAGACAGTTTCCAAGAACTGAAGAGCATGCCTTTAGAGATGAAACTAAAAATAGTATATTTAATTTAGCAAAAATTTATGAACAAATAGATTTTAATGAAGAAGCTAAATATAGTGCGCTACTAACACAAGGTACTTTTTCTTGGAAAAACGGTATTAAAGATTCTAAAGTACAATTTACACCAAATCCAAATGGAAGGTTTAAAGTTAGTTGGGTACCAGATTTAAAATATCAAAACAATATATTATTAAAAAATAATATAAAATATCCTGGTAATGAACATATGGGCGCGTTTGGTTGTGATAGTTATGATATATCAGGAACAACAGACGGCAAAGGTTCTAAAGGTTCTTTACACGGTTTAACTAAATTTAGTATGGAAAATATTCCTGCTAATCAATTTTTTCTTGAATATATAGCTAGACCACAAACAGCTGAAATGTTTTTTGAAGATGTTTTAATGGCTTTGGTGTTTTATGGAATGCCAATATTAGCAGAAAATAATAAACCAAGATTATTATATTATTTAAAAAGAAGAGGATACAGAGGCTATTCAATGAATAGACCTGATAAAGTTTGGAATAAATTATCTGTTGCTGAAAAAGAAATAGGTGGTATACCAAACTCAAGTGAAGATATAAGACAGGCTCATGCCTCAGCAATCGAAAGCTATATAAACGAACATGTTGGAATTAAAATAGATGGATCTTACGGAAATATGTATTTTAATGAAACATTAAATGATTGGTCAAAATTTGATATAAATAAAAGAACAAAATTTGACGCGGCTAT